GATTAGGCTTGTTCAACCCAACGCAAGTTTGTTTCTTCCCCTGTGTTTAAATCAATCACAGGATTGTCACTTAGCTGAAAGCCTTTCATTTCATCTCCTGCATTAAGCTTACTTTGTAGAGCTTTAATTGTTGGATGTTTAGCGTTCATTACTTTATTAGTTTCAGGGTCTATAAGAGATAGAACGCCAAAGGTTATGTTACCTTGAGTTCTTGTTCCTACTTTCATTCCTGCTAATTCTCCAACCTTGCTTGAGATAGGTTGGTCTGTTACGATGATAGTAGCTGTTCCTGTACTATCATTTACTCTTAATTTTCTAAAAAATACTGACATAATTATTATATTTAAATTAATACTTGTTAAAGCAACGGGGGGTATCCCCGTGCCAATTTTTAGCTGGGGATCAGATTGGTAGAACCTCTTAAGCACGCCAAACACATAACTTTTAGGGGGGCGTGAGCAAATTTTACATGAGGCGGGGCATATGTTCTGACTCAAAAATTTTTATAGAAATTTTAAATTTAGTATATTGTTCTTATAGAAGAGTTACTAACTTAAATAAATGTTATGGCAGAATCTAATGAGTCAGATGATATAATGGGTAAAATACAACAGCAGCAGTTGGATGATATATTACTAGACCAAGCGTATAATAATTCGTGGCTTATACTTTCGGGGCAAATCACTTTTGATGAATTGATACAACATGAGTTTAATAGTGGTAAAGAATTTATAATGTCTTATGATCCGGACAACGGACCCAAAGAGGAAGAATTAGAAAATATGATAGCGTACTATATAGATACTGAGGACTATGAGAAATGTGCAAAGCTTCAAAGTATATTAGATAATGCTTATCCAAAAACAACAGCATAATGGCACTAAAGAAATCAAGTAAAAAGAAAAGTACAGTTAATAGTAGTGGCAATTACACTAAACCTACAATGCGTAAAAGATTGTTTAATTCAATTAAAGCAGGAAGTAAGGGTGGACGTGCTGGTCAATGGTCTGCTCGTAAAGCTCAAATGCTCGCAAAACGTTATAAAGCAAACGGAGGAGGATATAAAACAAAGAAATAATGGATGCAAAAAAATTAAAAGAAATATCAAGCCAATTAAAAAAGGCGTCTGCTATGCATAAAGGGCAAGCAGCTAAAATTGACAGATTAATTAAGTCAATGTCAAAAAAGAAAAAATGATTAAGTTTATAAAAGATAAAATTAAACGTTTTAGATTTACATACAATACTCTTATGAGAATTAATCTTGGTCAACTAAGAATAACTAAGAAAGGAAAAGTAAAAAAAAATGAATAAAAAAATTATTTCAATAATGTTATGTTGTATGTTATTATTTACTTGTGGTTCATCCAAACCTTCACTAGAAAAAGATGAACAAAAAAAAGAAGTGGTATATAATAATGATGATCCATTAATGAATTTACTTTTATCAGCTTTAGTTATTTATTCAATAAAAATATTATTTGCAAGATAATGGCAAAAACTAAACAACAAAAAAGTCTTACTAGATGGACTAAGCAGAAGTGGAGAACACCAAGTGGAAAGAAAAGTTCTGTAACTGGTGAAGTGTATGCACCATCTAAAACTATTTCAAAGTTAAAGAGTACAAAAAAAGGAAAAGCTAAATTAGCTGCAGCAAATAAAAAGAAACGTGCTGCCACTAAAAAAGGCAAACAACATGCTAAACACGGATTGCATAAAGGTAAAAAAAGATAGATTAATAATATGGCTAGAATACCAATATATCAAAAACAATTTGTAACATTAACACAGGCAACATTACAACCTGCTGCAGGAATAGGTGGTCAGGTACAAACAGATATATATGGGGTGCCCATTGCTCCAAAAATAACAACACAACCATTATATATAGATGCCACACAAATTATAGGTGTTACAGAATATTATGACATACCTACAACTACATATTTAGATTTAAGATATATATATACTGGTGTTGGTTTATTACCAATTATTGTTACGCAAACATATGCAGAAATAAAAACAATATTAGATGGTATAGATTGTGATGATCTATGTACTGACTCATAAAATAAAAAACATGGCAAAGAAAAAAGATAGTAGATTAACAAGAGCAGGTGTGTCAGGTTATAATAAACCTAAACGCACACCATCACATCCAAAAAAGTCACATGTAGTTGTGGCTAAAGTAGGAGATAAAGTTAAAACAATACGTTTTGGAGAGCAAGGTGCTAGTACAGCAGGCAAACCTAAAGCAGGTGAATCAGCTAGAATGAAAGCAAAACGTAAATCTTTTAAAGCAAGACATGGTAAAAATATTAAAAAAGGTAAAATGTCTGCTGCATATTGGGCTGATAAAGTAAAATGGTAGATCAATTAATAAAAAGTGCGTCAGAACACGGTCAAGAAAGTAAATTGATTGAAGAAGTAAATAGATTAAAAGCAAATAATCCAGATAAGTCAGATAATACTTTATATAATTTAGCTTATCAAATAGTTATGAAGACATGACAGAGTCAAGTATTAAAAAATTAGGATTTAAAAAGGTACATGTAAGTGCTGATGAAAGTGGGGATACACCATTTTATTTTTATACTTATAGAGTGGGCGGTATTGAATTAATATCTAATAGTCATGATAATCTTCAAGATGAATCATGGATAGTTGAAATATTGGAAGGAAATATACAATTTAACAATATATCTGATGTCAAAGAGTTGTTAATTATTCTTGAAAGAAATAAATTATAATAAACTTTTTTAATTTAAACATTTTTTATATATATTTGTTATTATTAACATAAATTTATAAAAATGGAAAATACAAAAACCAATCCTGAGTTATCTGAAAAAAATCCACAGCTAACTAAAGAACAACTTGCAGAACGTAGAGAAGAAATAACTGCATTCTACAAAGACAACATTCCACATTTAGAAGTACAAGCTGATTATGAAATGCTTTTATCTGCAATTGAAAAAGCTAGAGCAGAACGTATGCAAGCTCAAATGTACATGGCACAACAATATGCTGCACAAAAAGAAGGAGGTCAACCATCAACTCCTGAAGCAGATGAATTTAAAGCTGCTATGGATAATGCAATGAATCCTTCATAGTATGAAGATGTTAAAAGTAGGATCATCTGGTCCTAACGTAGTTGTACTTCAAAACAAATTAGGGATAAAAGCTGATGGTATCTTTGGCCCTAATACTGAAAAACATGTAGATAGATTTCAACTTACACATAATTTACCTGTTACAGGTATAGTAGATAATGATATGTGGTCATTGTTAATGAATTTACAATTGACTAGACCGGAAGAAATTGATGAAGATACTGACTTACAAGGTCAGTATTATAAAACAAATTTTGATCAAACAATACATAAACATTATTTACCTAAAGGAGAATATATTAATGGACCTATAGTCAATGAATATATTTTTTTACACCATACTGCTGGTCATGCCAATCCTCATGCATGTATAGATATGTGGGGTAGAGATTCACGTGGGCGTATAGCAACTGAATTTGTATTAGGTGGTATTGATCATAGAAATGGAAATAATGAACATGATGGTACTTTAGTTCAAGCTTTTCCTACAGGTGCACAAGGTTGGCATTTAGGTAAAACAGGATCAGGTTGGATGAACCGTCATTCAGTTGGTATAGAGATTTGTTCTATGGGGTATTTAACTCATGATAATAGAACATATGTAAATTCACTATGTCAAGAAAATCAAGTTACTTTATTAAATGAACCATTTAATGGACATAATAAGTTTCATAGTTACTCAGAAGCTCAAATAAAAGCAACAGAGAAATGGATAAGGTATATAGGTGAAAGAGATCAAATTGACATTAGATTAGGATTAAAACAATTTATACAAAAGCATGGACCTACTAAAGGATTTGGATTTCAAAAAGATGCATATTTAGGTAATGTAAAAGGATTATTAACACATACAAATGTTAGGAAAGATAAAACTGATTGTTATCCTCATCCTGATTTAGTTGATATGATATTAAGTTTATGATATGGCATTAGTTAATAAAGTTGATTTAAAAATGAAAGTTGATATGGATATAAGTATTCAATATCAAATTATGACATATTGTTTTTTTAATAATATACTTATTAGTAATTCAGATCTAAAATTTTTAGCAGAACTATCAAAAAATAAAGATATAGAGTTAACTAAATTTTGTTTGAAACTTGTACAAGATGGTGTTTTTAAAAGTCCTCAATCTGCTAGAAATGCAATTACAAAAGCTGAAAGAAAAAGTTTATTAATTAAAAAAGGTAATAATAAAAAAACAATAGCTCTTCAAAAGAATATTAGTGTTCAAACAGAAGGGTTGGTTTTGCTTGATTATAAAATATTAGGTAGTGAATCCAAAGAGCCATAAAGATATTAAAAAAGGTATTGCAGATGAAGTTGGTGTACATAATACAGTTGTAGATGAATTTATAACTTTTTATTATGCTAAGCTTAGAAAGAAATTATCTAATTTAAATTACCCAAGAATACAAGTAGATGGTTTAGGAACTTTTTATTTAAGAAAAAACAAACTTGAAAAAGCAATTAAAAAGAATAAAAGTATTTTAGGTAATTTAGCTAAAAGAACTTATGTAGGATTTGCAAAAAGTGAAGAAATTAATAAAAATGTTGAACAAATGGAATCAGCACTACAACAAATGGAAAAAGATATATTAAATAAAAAGAAATTTAAGAATGAAAAGTAAGTGGAAAAAATATTTAGATATATTTAAAAATGCTGATAAAATTGCTGATGGCATTGCTAACTCACTTTTTAAAAAAGAACATGTTGAAGCTATAGCTACAGCTAGATATCAAATATGTATAAAATGTTCACTCTTTGATGCACAAGGTAATGATTGTGTTGCTCCAGGAACACAACCATGTTGTTCAGATTGCGGTTGTAGTTTAGGATTTAAAGTGAGATCATTAGCATCTGAATGCCCTAAAGGTTTTTGGGATGCAGTGACATCAGAAGAACAAGAAGAATTAATTAATAATCAAATAGAAAACAATGGTACAGATTAATTATTACATAAACAATGAAGTAACAACAGTATACACCAATCAAGAGAATCAATTGTGGTATACTACAATAGTATAATATTATGGCAATAAAATTTCAAGAAAAAGGTCATGTATATGAAAGTATAGATGGTGACAATATTCAATGGACTGGAGTAACAACTTTTATAGGTAAATTTAAACCAAAATTTGATAGAGATGGTCAAGCTAAGAAATCATCAAAGAATAGAAGGTCTAAGTGGTATGGTATGACACCTAAAGAAATTATTGCAGCATGGGATGGTGAAACTGAAAGAGCTATTACATTAGGTAATTTTTATCATAATCAAAGAGAAGCAGATATGCTTGACTTCAAGACTATTGAACGCAATGGTATAGAAATACCTATTATTAAACCAATAATAGATGATAATGGTATTAAAGTTTCTCCAAATCAAAAACTAGAAAATGGATTATACCCTGAACATTTGGTTTATTTAAAGTCTGTTGGTTTATGTGGTCAAGCAGATGTTGTAGAAGTAGTAGATGGAGTGATAAATATAAATGATTATAAAACAAATAAAGAAATAAAAGAAAAAGGTTTTACAAATTGGGAAGGTATAACAAACAAAATGTATAATCCAATAAGTCATTTAGATGATTGTAATCTTAATCATTATAATTTACAATTAAGTATATATATGTATATTATTAAAAAGCATAACCCTAAACTCAAAATTGGTAAAATGACAATTCAACATGTTAAGTTTAAACAAGTTGGAGAAGATAAATTTGGTTATCCAATTAATGAACATGTCAATGGTGAACCTGTATTAGATACAATTAAAATTTATGAACTACCATATTTAAAAGATGAAGTAATGTCTTTGATGATGTGGATAAAAGATAACAAATCATGATAGTAAGATTATTTGATATAGAAAATAGTAATTTAGTAATAACAGAACATTGTCATGCATTACCTTTTCTTAAAAAAATTATGGAAGAATATCCAGACACTTATATGTCCATCTATAAATATTTATTTTACATGACATGTCCTAATCCAGATTTAAATCCTTTTTTTAATTTACCTGAACATGAAAAGGAAGATATTATTATTGAAGAGATTGAGCTTGAAGAATCAACTGAAGATCCTCCAATTAGATATGCTAAGGCAATGTGTGAAAAATTATATCAAACACCAACTTATAGGGCATATGTGGGTATTAAATCTATGTTAGATAGATTAGCAAAATATATGGAAGTAACAGCTATTGAACATGGTAGAGATGGAAATATAAATTCAATGGTAAATGCTGCTGCAAAATTTGAATCAATTAGACAATCATATAAAGGAGCATTTACAGATATGAGACAAGAACAAGACAGCTCTGTGCGTGGTGGTGCAGGTTTAGCTTATGACCAATTATAAAATCAACAATTATGGCAGAAAAAATTATTCCAGTAGGACAAAAATTATTAATCAAAGAAATAAAGGCAGAAACTAAAACTGCATCAGGACTTATTATTCCAGAAATAGCACAAAAAATAACTTATAGAGGTAGAGTTGTTGGAATAGGTGATTCTGTAAAAGAAATAAAAATTGGAGATGTGGTGCAATATGCTGAACATGCTATGCCAACTCCAATGAAACATGATGGGCAAGAACACCTATTATTGCAAGTAGGGGACGTATATGCCATCATAAGAGATGAGTAGGATTATACCCATATTTGAAAATCATAAATGGTCAACTAGAGAGTTTGAGTCAGATAATCATTTCAGAGAATTTTTAGAATCTATTTTTAAAGAACCTGGTAATTATGATTTTGACAACATAGCATGGCTATTTAATGAAGAAGCAAAAAGATTTAATTCAGAAGGAAACTATTGTAATAAACCTTTTAGATCAAAAGATTTTACTGCTTATTGGGAAGATCAAAAAAACAAATGTAGAACGGGAGTTATATTTAAAAGCGGTAATAAACAATGGTATCTTACTAGAGATTATTACATGTGGCTTAATTTCTTACCAATATTTGATAAAGAAGAAAAAAAATATGGATTTGCAAAAGTAAGAGATGCACAATACCATATGGCATTATATGAGATTATTGCAGAGTTAAATAATCAACATGCTGCCATTCTTAAAAAAAGACAGATAGCATCTTCATATTTTCATATGGGGAAAATCATTAATCAATATTGGTTTGAAGAAGGATCTATATGTAAGATTGGTGCATCACTTAAAGATTATATAAATGATAAAGGATCTTGGAAGTTTTTAGAAGAATATAAAACATTTTTAAATGAACATACTGCATGGTATAGACCAAGCAATCCTGAGAAGGTTTTACTTTGGCAACAACAGATTGAAGTAAAAATAAATAATAGAAAAACATCAAGAGGTCTTAAATCAAAGATACAAGGTGCTTCTTTTGAAAAGAATGCTACTACAGGTGTTGGGGGTCCTTGTACTTATTTCTTTCATGAGGAAGCCGGTATTGCTAAAAACATGATGCAGACATATGAATATTTACGTCCTGCTATGTCTTCTGGTATGATGACAACTGGTCAATTTATTGCTGCTGGTTCAGTAGGTGATTTAGAACAATGTAATCCTTTAAAGGATATGATACTAAATCCAACTGCTAATGATATATATGCAGTAGAAACTAATTTAATGGATGCTGATGGTACAATAGGCATGGCAGGGCTGTTTATACCAGAACAATGGTCTATGCCTCCTTATATAGATAAATTTGGCAACTCAGAAATAGATGAAGCAATTGTAGCTATTAAAAATGAAAGAGCAAGATGGAAAAATGAATTAAGTGGTGAACAATATCAATTAAGAATATCTCAAAAACCACTTAATATAGCTGAAGCATTTGCGTATAGAAAAGAGTCTGTATTTCCACAAGGTATATTAAGTAAGCAATTAAAAAAGATTGAAGAAAAAGAATATCCTTATGAACTTATTGAACTTGATAGAGATCAAACAGGCATTACTGCTAAACGTACAAATAAATTACCAATAAGTGAATTTCCAGTAAATAAAAAACAACAAGATAAAACTGGAAGTATTGTAGTTTGGGAAAGACCAATTGAAAATCCTGGTTTTGGAGCATACTATGGTTCTATTGACCCTGTGTCAGAAGGTAAAACAACTACATCAGATTCATTGTGTAGTATATATATTTATAAAAATGCTACAGAAGTAACTAGAGATATAGGTGCTGGGGATGTTGAACAATTTATTGAGAGAGATAAGATAGTAGCAGCATGGTGTGGTAGATTTGATGATATTAACAAAACACATGAAAGATTAGAACTTATAATAGAATGGTATAATGCATGGACAATTGTTGAGAATAATATTTCTTTATTTATTCAACATATGATAGCTAGGAAAAAACAAAGATATTTAGTTCCTAAACAACAAATACTATTTTTAAAAGACTTAGGATCTAATAGAACAGTATATCAAGAATATGGATGGAAAAATACAGGAACATTATTTAAAAGCCATTTAATATCTTATGCAATTGAGTTTTTAAGAGAAAGCATTCATGAAGAAACAGATGATCATGGATCAGTTATGTCACAGACATTAGGAGTAGAAAGAATACCAGACCCAATGCTTATAAAAGAAATGCTAGCTTATTATCCTGGATTAAACGTAGATAGATTAGTTACCTTTGGTGCATTAATTGCTTTTGCTAAAATACAACAATCTAATAGGGGATATTCTAAAAGGCGTGAATCAGACGATAATTCCTTGGTAAATCCAGAAAAAATAAGTAAATTAAAGTATAGTAGTCCGTTTAAAAATATTGGGCGTAAAAGAGGTTTGGGTGGTTCTAAAATAAAAAGATCCGGATTTAAAAACATTAAATAGAGTAAATCAATATGAGAGTATTAAACGCCATGCAAATGAAAAACGGTGCCACTGCAGAAAGTGGACCTACGTTTTCTAGTCTAACTCAACCAGTACAATTTTTACCATATTCTAAAAAGACAGATGATTGGGCAGCTTGGAATTTAGATTGGTTAGAACTTCAAGGTATTGAGTTTTTAAGACTAAATTCTAGAAGACTTCTTAAAAATTATAAACTTGCAAAAGGTATAATTGATAAAACAGATTATATTGTTGAGCCCGATAATGAGTATAAAGATTTAATGGATACTTTAACAGCTGAGAATGACTCAGCGTTAGAATTAAAATTTTATCCTATTGTTCCTAATGTTATAAATGTATTAACAGGTGAATTTGCTAAAAGATATACTAAAGTACAGTTTAGAGCAGTAGATGACGCATCTTATAATGAGATGCTAGAACAAAAAAGAATACAAGTAGAAGAAGCATTATTAGCAGATGCAGAAGCTAATTTAGTGCGTAAGATGATTGAGATGGGTATGGATCCTTCATCAGAAGAAGCACAACAACAACTATCTCCAGAAGGATTAAAATCATTACCTGAGATAGAAGACTTTTTTAGCAAGTCTTATAGAAGTATGGTTGAAGAGTGGGCATCACATCAACTTGCAGTGGATGAAGAAAGATTCAAAATGCAAGAACTTGAGGAAAGAGGATTTAGAGATATGCTTATTTCAGATAGAGAATTTTGGCATTTTAGAATGTTAGAAGATGACTATGATATTGAGCTTTGGAATCCGGTACTAACTTTCTATCAAAAATCACCAGATCAAAGATATATAGCAGATTCAAATTATTGTGGTAAAGTAGATTTAATGACTGTATCTGATGTTGTTGATAGATATGGATATTTAATGGATGAAAAACAATTGAAATCTCTTCAAAAAATATATCCAGCTAGATCTGCACAATATCAAGTTAACGGATACCAAAATGATGGGGCATATTATGATGCAACTAGATCTCATGAATGGAATACACAAATGCCAGGTTTAGCATATAGACAATTTACATCTAATTATTGGGATGATCCTGCAAGAGGTGGTGATATACTTAGTGAAATACTAGATGAGAATGAAGATGTATCTATGTGGGGTGAAGGAAACTTAATGCGTGTTTCAACTATATATTGGAAGACACAACGTAGAATAGGTCATTTAACTAAAATTGAAACAGATGGTGAAGTAACCCAAGAAATAGTAGATGAAACATTTAAGATTACTAAAAAGGGTGTTTATGATAGTTCTATATTTAAACAAAAGAGTAAAGAAAATTTATTAGAAGGTGAGCATATTGAATGGATATGGATAAATGAAGTTTGGGGTGGTGTAAAAATTGGTCCAAATTTACCGGCTATGTGGAGATCTACTATGGGTGACAACATTAATCCTATTTATATAGGTATTAATAGAACTAAACCTGGTAGATTACCATTTCAATTTAAAGGTAATAATACACTTTATGGTTGCAAACTACCTGTAGAAGGTAGAGTATTTTCTGATAGAAATACTAGATCTACATCATTAGTTGATCTAATGAAAGCTTATCAAGTTGGGTACAATATGGTTAACAACCAAATTGCTGACATTCTAATAGATGAATTAGGAACAGTAATAATGTTTGATCAAAATGCTTTACCACGTCACTCAATGGGAGAAGACTGGGGCAAGAATAATTATGCAAAAGCATACGTAGCAATGAAAGATTTCCAAATGCCACCTCTTGATACATCAATTACAAATACTGAGAATGCAACTAACTTCAATCATTATCAAACTCTAAACATGGAGCAGACTAATAGATTGATGTCTAGGATTCAACTTGCAAATTATTTTAAACAACAATGTTTTGATGCTATTGGTATTAATCCTCAACGTCTAGGCGGTGCTGTATCAGCACAAACAGCTACAGGGGTTGTACAAGCTATGCAACAATCATATGCTCAAACAGAAATGTATTTTGTACAGCATTCAGATCACTTAATGCCAAGAGTACATCAAATGAGAACTGATTTAGCACAATATTACTATAGTACTAACCCAAGCGTTAGATTGTCTTATATATCTACAGAAGCAGAGAAGGTTAATTTTTCTATTAATGGTACCGAACTATTACTTAGAGATTTTAATGTATTTGCAACTACTAAAACTAATCACAGAGCTATATTAGAAAACCTTAAACAAATGGCTCTTACAAATAATACTACAGGAGCAAGTATATATGAACTTGGAAATATTGTCAAAGCTGATTCAATTGCTGAAGTAACAGATATTCTAAAAGATTCTGAAACTAGACAACAAACAATGCGTCAACAAGAAATGCAACAGCAACGTCAAATGCAAGAGCAACAACTACAAGCTAAAGCACAAGAAGAACAACAAAAGCTTCAGGTTGAAATTGATGAAAATGCTAAGGATAGACAAAATGATGTTACTATTGCTGAGATAAGATCTGCAGGATTTGGTTCAATGGCTGACATAAATCAGAATCAACAGTCTGATTTTCAAGATGCTATGAAAGATATTAGAGAAACTACTCAATACCGTGAACAAATGAATTTAAAACGTGAAGAGAATAGTTCAAAGTCTATGATGGAAAATAGCAGACTTGAAGTAGAAAGAGAGAAAATTAATGCTTCAAAAGAAATAGCTAATACCAAACTTCAAATAGCTAAAGAAAACAAAAATAAGTATGATTCAAAAGAATCAGATAAAAAATAATTGGCGTTAGCTATATACTGCTGATTATTTTTATTTTTATACAAATATTATAAGTTTATAATATAAACTTTACGTATATTATATATGTAATGAATATTAATTATTAAAACCAACATAATTATGAGCACAACTCAAACAGAACCAGTGAAAAGTAACGTAGAACAAGTTGACGTTAATTTAGATGAAATATTCAATGCTGCACCTAGTGGAGATGATATTATTTCACAAGACTCAAATAAACCAAAAAGTATATTTAGTGGTTTAACTGAGAAAGCAGATATGTCATTTGCAGATCCAGATAAGGATGATAAAGATGATTTAAATGCTAAAGTAGATGATAAAGAAAATTCTGAAGAACCTAAAGCTGAAGATGACAAACAAGTCTCTGAAGAAAAAAAGGTTGAGGAAAATGTAGATAATATATTAGATACATTAGATAGTGCAACAGAAGAAGAATCAAATGATGAAGAAACAAAAACAAAAAAAGGTAGAAAACCTATTGAAGGTATATCTGATGTTTTTTCAAAATTAATAAAGGATGATAAAATTGTACCATTTGATGATGATAAAGATTTATCTGAATATACTGCAAAAGATTGGGAGGAGCTTATTCAAGCTAATTTAGAAGAAAAAGCAAATCAAGTAAGACGTGAAACGCCTAAACAATTTTTTCAGTCTTTACCAGAAGAATTACAAATAGCAGCAAAATATGTTGCAGATGGAGGTAAAGATCTTAAAGCATTATTTTCTACATTATCACAAGTAGAAGAAAGTAAAAGTCTTGATGTTAAAAAAAGTAATGATCAGGAACAAATTATTACACAATATTTGAGTGCAACAGGATATGGTACTCAAGAAGAGATTCAAGAAGAAATTGAAATATGGAAAGATTTAGGTAAGCTTGAACAACAAGCAAATAAGTTCAAACCTAAATTAGATAAGATGCAAGAAAAAGTTGTTGCACAAAAACTTGAAGAACAAGAGTTAAAAAAGAAACAACAAGAACAAGCATCAAAAGCATATATGAAAAATGTATATGATACATTAAAAGATGGTAAGTTAGGTGAAATTAAAGTTGATAGAAAAACACAAGCCATGTTATATAATGGTTTAGTTCAACCTAATTATCCTTCAGTAAGTGGACGTAATACAAATCTATTAGGTCACTTATTAGAAAAGTATCAATTTGTTGAACCTAATTATGCTCTTATATCTGAAGCTTTATGGTTATTGCAAGACCCGGTAAGTTATAAGGCAAAAATTATGGATAAAGGTGCACAAAAAAGTGTTGAAAAAACTGTAAGGAAGCTTAAAACTGAACAATCAAATGCAGGAGGAGCATCATTAGGTGTAAATAGTGCAGAAGCAGAAAAGAAAAGTTCTAAAAGAAAATTAACAAGACCAACAAACATTTTTAAAAGAATGTAAAAATATTTAAAGAAATTTAATTAAGTAAATTAAATATAAACAGAGTAAAACAATTATTAACTAAAACAATCAAAAATTATGGCAACTCCAGTTTTAAATAATGGGATTTTCCTACGTGATACAAGCTACAAAGCTAGTTCACATGTTGATTCTTATCACCTTACCCAAATGCTTGGTAACCCTGAGCCTATGGATATGGGACCAATTGATTTATGGGCAATGACCCAGAAGGTAGAAATGCCTTTATATCAAATGGCTTCTTTTGGTGGAAAGAATACTATCATGGTGGATAATGCTAGAGGTGAGTACAAGTGGCAAACTCCTATTGCACAAGATCTTCCTTATATAGTGGCAGACATTGAACCAGCTAATGCTAGCAAAGGTGTAGATGGTACTCTATTTAAGATTAAGGTCAACAAAAGAACATTTGGTCATGGTGATATTATCACATATGACAAATATAATGGTCTTGAATTATACATTACAGCAGATGATATTATTCCTGCAGGTGATGGTTATGTCTATACAGTACAGTTGGTTAACAACAACAATGCTGCATCTTTAGACAACAAGTATCTTGCTAAAGGAACTAAGTTCTTTAGAAAAGGTTCTGCAAGAGGTGAATACGGTGAAAGATTTTCTGATATTGAAACAGGATCTGGGTTCCGTGAATTCTACAACTTTGTAGGAGGAGCAGAAGCACACGTACATTATTCTATTTCTAGCCGTGCTGATCTTATGATCAAAGGTGGTTTAAATGCTGATGGTACTGTACCAGTAACTGAAATTTGGAGAAACTTTGACACTGATCCTAATAATCCATCTGTACCAAGTATAGAAGGCTTAGTAGCAAATATGGGTAAAGCAGGAGCAAGAGAAGCATTTGAAAATGGAACTCTTACAAGAACTTTCATTACAAATATGGAAGCAGCTCACTTATCTAAAATTGCAACGGATATTGAAACTTACCTAATGTGGGGTAAAGGTGGTAGAATTAAACAAGATGGACCAGATGATATTAGATTATCTGTAGGTTTATGGGCACAGTTAGACAACTCTTTCAAAAGAGTATATAACAAGTCTTCATTTACTCTTGACATGTTTAAGTCTGAACTTTATAACTTCTATCAAGGTAAAGTTGAATTCAAAGGGCCAGACCCACAAAGATCACTTGTTGTACAAACAGGTATTGGTGGTATGCAGTTAATCAATAAAGCAATTGCTGATGAAGTGTATGGTTCTGGTTTAGTTCAAAACGCATCTGATATTGGAGCTGTAACAGGTTCAGGTATGGATTTAGATTATGGTTTTGCTTATACTAGCTTTACTATTCCATTCTTAGCTAACGTTAAGTTTGTATTGAATCCAGCATTTGATAATTTAAATACTAATGATATTGAAAATCCATTAATTGATGGAAGACCTTTAAGTTCATTTAGCTTTATTATCTTTGATGTAACTGATGAAGGAAATGACAACATTCACTTGTTGAAACTTTCTTGGGATAATCAACTTAAGTGGTTCTACCAAAACGGTACTATGGACTACATGGGAAGAACTCAAGGTTTTGCTTCTACTGGACAATTCAATGGATATAGAGTTTATATGACTCAAACCATGCCAGCTATTTGGGTTAAAGATCCAACCAAAGTTCTTAAAATTGTAATGAGAAACCCTATTACAGGAGGATCATTCTAGAACTAATAATTAAAGGGGAGGGGTTAAACCTCCTCCCTTTTTTATTTTAATCTTTAAATACTAAAAAAATGGCACTAGATATTAAAAAACAAAACAAAACATATGAGTTTTCAAATTCAAGTGTTTCAAAAATTATAGCATCAAAAGCAGTTGGTTTAGATGTTATAAGTAGAAATCATGCAAATGATGCAGCTGCAAAAGCATCTGGATTAGTTAAAGGTGATTTATATCACAATGCAGGAGATTTGAAAATAGTTATAAGTTAAGAGTCAAAAGACTATAGCAAGGGTAATACCTTGCTTTAGAAATATTAATAATAAATGTACGTAATTACGTATTTTTGACTATGAATAAATATTATTAAATTTTAAAACCAAACAAATGGAAGATTACACAATTGTTGAGAAGTATCAACACACAAAAAAGAATAGCTCAATTGCTATTCGTCCTTATTTTAACTCCAGTAAAGAAAATATGGGGTTAGAACAATATGGCTTAGCTTTACATGATGGAGTATGGCATCAAGAAAGTTTAGCATGTTTAGAAATGAATGGAGTAAAAAGATATATAACAGGATTAAATGAATTTGATCCTAAAGTAAAAATGTTACCTCCAGATAAAAAGAAGGCAAAAATTGCAGAAATCAGAAAAGTTGTTTCTGAATTAGAAGCTGAATTAGCAGCAAATCAAGTTGATCCAAAAGATAAAGATTTTTGGAATAAACTAACTGTCATGAAACCTGATAATTCTAAATTTTGGGATAAAATAGAATTAAGATGTGGTAATGATCCAGTGTTTTTAGAGCCAGATGTTGATCCGTATGATAAAATTAAACTATATGCTATTAAAGCAGGGGGGTTTTCTATTGTTGCTAAATCACTATCAGATGCAAAAAAATCACAGAATGAACCTAAGTTTTATTTAGATACTGTTAAAGAAACATTAACTACTAGAACAGAACTTACTAAATTAAAAAACAAATCAATTTCATTATTGCAAAAATTGTATGATACTGATACTACAAAATTAATGTATGTTTCTAAAGTAGTAGATATAGATAGTGTACAATACACTAAAAATACACCTAATGATATTATGTATGAAAACATGGATATATATATTACAGGTGAAGGTGCAGAAAACAATAAAAAACGTGCTGCATCAAACTTTTTAGAAGTTGCACAATTAGATATGGAAGAATTAAAAATTAGAGCATTAATTAAAGATTCATTATACTATAGATTTTTGTTAACTAAAGCTGGTGGATGGATTGAACCAATGGATAGTGGTGTTAGATTAGGTAAAAGACCTAATGAATGTTTAGAGTTTCTTAAAGATCCTTTAAATGAAGAAGTGCTTTTATCTTTATTAGATAAAGTTGAACCGTATTGGAATGCATAATATATTAAAATGGAAAATAGTACACTCTTAATTAAACTTAAACAAAGACTGAATAAGCTTGATAGCAATGATTATGATAACATTGAATGTTGGCAATTTATTGAGGCTTTTAATAAAGCACAAATAGAGTGGTGTAGACGTAATCTACATGGTGGTAATATGTATAAGGAAGGAGATGAGCTATCCAAAAAAAGAATAGATGATCTCCAACCTTTACTTATTGAATTATCACTAACGGGATCTACTTCGGATACATATTTTGAAACAAATAATTTTCCAGTTGATCAATATTTAGAATTTAAAAAGGTAACTGCACAAGCAAAAGATGATTGTTGTAATCCTAGATCAATGACTGTTTATTTAGCAGAGGAAGCTAATGTTCCATTATTATTAAGAGATCCATTAAAAAATCCTGATTTTGAATGGGGTGAAACATTTTGTACAATGTTAAATAATTCAATAAGAATTTATAGAAATACTAATTTTGATATTGTTGACCCAGTATTAACATATTATAGAAAACCAACTAACATACAAGTATTAGATTGTGTAAATCCATATAGTGGGTTAGTAAGTACACAAAATGTAAACTGTGAATTTAAAGATGATTTAGTAGAAGTAATGCTTGATGATACCGCTGCATTAATTGCTGGTGATATAGAGAATATATATCAACAACAAAGAGGTACACAAGCCGCAGAAAGAAACAATTAATATATTTGTTTTTATTGAAAAGATACGTATATTATTATAGTAGCATGTTGTTACGCCAGAGTAAACTGTTTTAAATCTTTTTATATAACCAGAGAGGGTAATGGTCCTCTCACAAATTAAATAAATTATGGCTTATTTTAATCATGCGTTTAACAAAACGTTTGTTGTATCTTCAGTAGAAGAGAATGCCAATATAGCAACAAGTGCATTGACAGCAGGTCAATTAGCTTTGGTTGATGGTAGTGACTGGGAATCAGTCCAACTTCAAGCAGGAGCTGGTGTACCAACGATTGTTGATAACTTGGGTTACATTGTGCAAGGTTCATTTTATACTAAAGATACAATTGGAAACAACCCAGGACATGGGGGGTACAAAGAATCAGTAAAATCTAAAGGATTAAATCCAAGATATATTACTAAACTTTGGAGTACAAACTGTCTTACTGCATCTCAAGCAACAGCTAGCTTATCATTAGCTTCTGATTGTGCACCATGTGGTAAAACTCAATTTATGAGAATTGATGTGAAGGGATCTCCTGCACTAAGGTTCTTAAATCACAATGCATATGCAATTGCTGACTCAGCTAATGTATGTTGTATTGATGGACAAGAGTATATTGATCCTGCACTAGTTCTTGGTGCTATGGCAAAAATGGCTCTTGGAGATCCATTAATTAAACCATTTGTAGCTGAAGCTGCATTGAATGGTGTTGCTACAGCAACATTATCTGCTGGTGGTACAGGATATGCTGTTGCATCTGACGTTGCAACAACAGGTGGTGCTTCAGGTTCATCAGGATTAAAAGTAAACATTGATACAGTTGCTGCTGGTGCAGTTGCTACTTTCTCTATTGCAAATGTAGGTAGTGGATATGCTGCAGCTGATGTAATAACAATTTCCGGTGGTAATGCTGATGCAACATTTATTGTTGATACAGTTAGCGCTGGTGGTGTTGTTGTTTCTGTAACTGATGCAGCTGGTGAAGTAGTTCAATCTGTTTATACTATTGAAGAAACGCAAGATGGAACATATACTCCTTCTACAACTCCTAATGCAGCTGGTGCGAAAGTATCTGCTGAAGTGAAGTTTGTTGGTGCATATGTAGACACTGTGTTTGGTAACTGTTCATTTGATACAAGAGATCATTATAATAAAGAACCTGTTGAAATTATTGTTTCACAATTAGATGAAACAGGTAATCCATGTAATGATTGTGGCGTAGCTTCAAAAACTCCTGGATCAATGCAACAAACTCAAGGTGAAGAAGTAATTAGAGAATTAATTATGTCAGAAAGATACCGTCAGTCTCCTTATAATCAAGGAAACGCTGATAGTGCTAGAATCAGACAAATTGAATTATCTGATGAGCTTTTAGCTGCTGTAGATAGAACTGCTACATATAGAGCATATTATGTTCAGCACTCAGTACCTAGATTTAACAACCCAACAGGGGTGTTTGATAATGACCAATACCAATATAAGATTTATGTAAAATGTTCTGATGCAGCCGCACAAACTGCAGTAGAAAAATTACTTACTAATATTGCTAACTGGGCAGGTGATAATGGAAATAAGATTTCTGTTGAAACAAACGCTTACTGGTAGGATATTTAATATCTTAAATTTAATTAGAGCAGGGGTGATAAACTCCTGCTCTTTTTATTTTATATATTCTTGTTTTTTTTGTATATTATCTATATAGTGTATTAAAGCAAATAAAAAATGGCAAGCAGACATATATTAAGTTTAGAAATTCCTACAGTATCTAACTGTGATTTATTATGTATTAAAGATACAAGTCAATATTCATCAGAGTTAGCTGTGGATTGTGAAGAACTGTTAATAACGTTGCCGGGATATTCTGTACCTGTACTTGTTAAAGTAGATAAAAACTTTGATATGTGTTTAACTGCATGTACAATGGCACTGCAAACAAAAGATTGTGGAACCACGCAAGATAAAATTCCTGATGGAATATACATTGTTAAATACAGTGTATCTCCAAACTCTAAAGTATATGTAGAATATAACCACTTAAGAGTAACTGAATTACTTACTACTTATTATGAAGTATTATGTGATTTAAATGTACAAGCTTGCCAGCCTGATTCAGATAAAGAAGCATTGCTTTCTGAAATGTATTACATAAAAACTATGATTGATGCAGCAGTAGCTAATGTAGAATATTGTCAATCATCAGCTCATGGTATGCAATTATATAGTTATGCAAAACAAAGGTTGAATAAGATCTCATGTCCAACAGGAAACTGCGGATCAAGTTCAAAATATTTAATTTAAACCAACACAAAATGGCAAATTGTGCTCACTGTAATAAAGTATTTACTTGTGGATGTCAAAAAGCTAGTTTAGGAAATGGAGTAATAGTATGTAAACAATGTAAAGCAAAAGCTGAAGCAAATGTATCAACATCAAGAGACTTAAATTTAGAGCTAGCAAAACAACAGATACAAGATTTAAGGAATAAGTAAATAAAATATGGCAACATCAACTATTGTAGCATCATCAAATGCAGCTCAAGAAAAAGAGCTTAGATTGTTAAAGCAAATTAAGGTTGAGCAAAATTTTGCTAATCAAGCTTATGCAAACTTTAAATCAATTAAGTTTGGTATTGCTTCTTGTTGTTACACCGATTTTGTTAATGCAATAATTGAAAAAGAACTATGTGATTGGCAAAATGCAGCAAGTAATAAAATTGTAGTTGCAACAGAAGAAAAAGGAGTATTTGTAGAACCATTAGCTTCAGTAAACACAAAAGCAAGTCAGTCTTGCCCAAGTGTACCAACTAATGTTTGTACTATAATTGATTTGGCAGAAATAGTAGCTGATACGGGTACATTCACTTTTTGTCAAGATGCACCTTTATCTGTATGGACTATTACTCATAATTTGGGTAAATTTCCTTCAGTAACGGTAGTAGATAGTGGAAACAGTACAGTAATAGGAGACGTGGATTATACTAACTCAAACATATTAACAGTAACATTTGCATCAGCCTTTTCAGGTTGTGCATATTTAAATTAAAAATAATAAATATATAAAACAATGGCAGCAATAAAATTTTTAAACTCAATTTCACTAGAAGGAAGTCAGATACAAAACTTCCTCGTACAACCCGTTGGTACAGCACCTACTGTATACGGAGTTGGTCAGTTATATTATGATACTGCTACCAACAAGTTAAGATTAAGAAATAACACAGGATGGGTAGATGTAACTACTGGTGCAGATGGGGATACTACTTATAGTTTAGATGTACCTTCTGGAACCACAAATATAAATTTAAAAGGAAATGATGGAACAGATGATGCAATTACATTAGTTGGTGGTACAAACATTACATTAACTAGAGATAGTGCTTCACAAATAACAATTGATACTACTACAACTGATGCAGTAACTTCTGTTGCTAAATCAACAAATAATGCTTTAAAAGGTATTGAAGTTAATCCTACTACAGGTAATGTAATAGTTGGATTAGATATTGCTAATCAAACGGCATTAGGAGCAACTGCATCAACTACAGATAGGTTATTAATTTATGATGTAGATACATCAACAAATAAATATGTTACAGTTGCAGAAATAAATGCTGCTGGAACAACAGGAGATATAACAAGAGTTGATATAACAGCAGGAAATGGTTTAAGTGGTACATCCGTAGATACAACTCAAGGAGAACACATTCAAACTTTAACTGTTGGATCAGGTGATGGTATAGCTATTACAACTGGTGCAGTAAATGTAGATTATTCAGGTTCAGATAACGTAATTTTATCAGCAACAGATGGTACTAGTTTAGGTACATTACAGGTTACAGATAAAGTATTAATTTCTGATGCAACAGATTCAAATGCAAAATATGTAAATATTTCACAGTTACCATCTTCAGGTGGTACAGTAACTTCAGTTGCAGTAACAGATGGTTATTTGATAGACAGTTCAGTTGCAAACCCAACAGCAGCAGCAAACATAACATTAGATGTTGATGCTAGTGAGTTAGTTGATATGACTCAAACAATGTTAACAACTGATGAATTCTTTGTATTAGATGTTTCTGAGACAGGAAAAGATCAAGGAAAGAGAAAAGCTGCAGGAGAAATAGGTTTAAGTATATTTAATAATGATGCAGGATTTATTACTTCTTCTAGTGTAGTAACATACACATTACCAGTTTCAGCTGGTGGTGCAAATTCAGCAGTAGTAACACTTGATGCAAGTTCAGGTACTGATAGTACTCTTACTATTGCAGGTACTCCAAGTGAAATAGAAATTACTGAATCTACAGGTAATAATGGTACTATTACTATTGGGTTACCAGATGATGTAACAATTGCAGGTGATTTAACTGTTAATGGAGGTAGTATTAAGTTATCAAGTGCAGCAACAGATATAGATCTTATAGATAACAACACTTCTGCATTATCATTTGACGCTTCAGGTAAATCAGGTATTTTAGAAATAGATACTACAAATGGTCAAGAGGCAGTAAATATGTCTGGAGTATTGAAGGTAACAGGTACAGGTCAATCAAGTTTTGGAGGTCAAGTAACAGTTCCTACAACACCTAGTGCAGCAACTGATGCAGCTTCTAAAGCTTTTGTTTTATCTGAAACAGCAGGAGTAGGTACATTCCAAGGAGCATATAATGCAAGTACTAACATACCAGCACTAAGTGGTGGTGGTAACGTTGCAATGAATCAAGGTGATTTTTATGTAGTAAGTGTTGCAGGTAATGCATTCTTTAGTACACAATTAGAACCAGGTGATTTTATATTTGCAGATGCAGATATAACAGCAGGATCATCTCCTGCATTGTCTGACTATACTGTTGTAATAGCAGATCAGAATATAGCAGGTGCAGGATCTTCAGATGGTACAACAAGTAAAGGTGTTGCTGGTTTTGATAGTGCAAACTTTAGTGTAACTGCAAATGGATGGGTACAAATAACAGATGTAACATTAGGTACAGAAACATCAGGTAACTATACAGCTACTGTAGCAGAATCTACAAGTAATAATAGATTAGGTATAGATGTATCAGGTGCAACAGGTGAAGGTCAAGCTGCTGTAGTAGGTTTAGATATTATTGGTAGAACACAAGATACTTCACCAGCATCAGGTGATTCATTACTTATATATGATACATCAGCATCAACTAATAAAAGAGTAACAGTTGAAAATTTAGCTAAACAATTACCAGCTGTAACAAGTTTTGCAGATGATTATCCAGCTACATCAGTATCATCTTGGACAGTTAATCATGGTTTAGGAACTGAAGATGTTTTAGTTCAGGTATTTTTAAAATCTACAGGAGCAAATGTTTATCCAGATATTGTAAGAACGGATGTTGATAATGTTACTATTAATTGTTCTGCAGCACAAAGTGTTGATAGTTTAAGAGTATTAGTTACAGCTTTAGCTTAAACATAACATAAAATTACAAGGGTTAAAGTATTTTAATTAATACTTTAATTTTTGTACATTTGAAATTAAAAGTAGGATAAATGGCAAACATTAATTTTTTAAATGGTCAAGCAATCACTGGTAATGTAACTATTGCTACAAGTGGACTTACTGACAATTTAATATTAACTTCAACGGACACATCTTCGGCATCTGCACCAGATATCGTTTTATATAGAAATGCTGCTATTGCTGACTCAGACACCTTGGGTGTTGTAGAGTATAAGGGTAAGAATGGTATGGTGCCAAGTTCAGGAAATCCATTAACTTATAATGCTATTTACTCAAGAATAGCAGATGCATCAAACAATCAATCTATATTAACTCTTTCTGCTCACAAAGGAAACGGTAGTGGATCATTTATTCATGCAGTTAATGTTTCTGCTA